AATCAATTCTAGGAATTGGATGTTTCCTGTAAAGACTGGTGACATTATTGTTTTTCCTTCCAATTGCACACACGGCACAACAAAAAATAATAGTGAAAGAATTATACTAGGTTTTAATAGTTTTGTTGAAGGTGATTTTGGTGGGAATTATATTTCAGACTTGAATTTGAGAGTTGTATGATGTATTATATTATTTTTATTATGGGAGTTGTGAATGGAACATTTATTATGGGTCGAGAAGTATCGACCATCTAAGATAGAAGATTGTATTCTTCCCGATGCGCTCAAGGAAACTTTTCAGGAGTTCGTTAAGAGAAAGGAGATACCAAATCTTCTTTTATCTGGTACAGCAGGTGTTGGAAAAACAACAGTTGCTAAAGCATTGTGTAATGAGGTTGGTTGCGATTACATTATCATCAATGGTTCTGATGAGTCTGGCATTGATGTCCTTCGCAACAAAATTAAAAACTATGCTTCATCAGTTTCTCTTTCAGGTGGCAGAAAAGTTGTCATCATTGATGAGGCTGATTATCTTAATCCAAATTCAACTCAACCAGCTCTACGGGGAGCCATTGAAGAATTTGCATCAAACTGCTCATTCATCTTCACTTGCAATTTCAAAAATCGTATCATTGATCCAATCCATTCCCGTTGCTCTGTTATCGATTTTAAAATCAACGGTTCTAAACCAAAACTGGCGTCACAACTTTTTAAACGAGTTGAAAACATTCTTTCACAAGAAGGAATTACATACGACAAAGAAGTTGTCGCAGCCGTTATCACAAAACATTTTCCAGACAATCGTAGAATTCTTAACGAACTTCAGCGATATTCAGTTGCTGGTACAATTGACAAAGGTATTCTTTCTAGTGTTAGTGATATACAACTTGCTGATTTACTTCGAGCCCTCAAAGAAAAAGACTTCGCCTCAGCCAGAAAATGGGTCACGAACAATCTTGATAACGACCCAGCCAGAATCTTCCGAAAACTATACGACAGTTTATACGAAGCGTTAAAACCACAATCTGTGCCACAACTTGTCCTTATTTTGGCCAAGTATCAATATCAAGCTGCGTTTGTGGCTGATGCTGAAATTAATCTCATTGCTTGTCTAACTGAAATCATGGTAGACTGTGAGTTTAAATAATGTCATTGTTTCATTTTTTAAATGATGATGGTTCAGAAAAAGAACCATCAAAACAATGCGCTTACTGTGGTGAAGAAAAACCTCTTTCACAATTTAATTATAATAAAGGCCGTCATGATGGTTATGACCATCGATGCAAAATTTGTCAATATGAAGAAGCAAAAAAAGTTGCTGAGTTAAAGAAAACAGCACCGCCTATGCCCGAGAATTGTGATTGTTGTGGCATACACATAAGTAAAATTACAAAAGGCCGCAGAAACAAAAAGTTTTCTTGTGACCATGACCACGAAACAGGAGAATTTAGAGGCTGGTTATGTCCAAATTGTAATTCAGGAATTGGTGGATTGCAAGATACAATTGATGGAGTTATAACTGGATTAAAATATTTACTAAAAAACAAACCGTTTTATTTGAGAATTAAAACTATATTATGCCTGATTTATTCAAAGAAATAATACCTTCAATACTTCAAACTAAGAAGTCTGTAATACACGATGACATTGATTTAAAGGACTACACTCCTTTTGTGGTCAATCGTGCCTTGTCATATCATATTGACTGTGTTCTATATGCCAATGAGATGAACCTTCATCCAGAGTTGGAAAAAGACCTTCAATATTCATATCTTCTAAATACCATCAGACCAATGAAACGGAAATTTCAACCGTGGCAGAAATCAGAGGTCGAAAAAAATATAGAATCCGTAAAAACCTACTTCGGTTACTCTAACCAGAAGGCTAAAGAAGCTTTGCGTATTCTTAATGATGACCAAATCGCTGAGATAAAAAGAAGAACAGATAAAGGCGGAAGATGATTAATATTACTGATTTAGTTGAAGTGACTTTGAATCAACAAGATGATTTCCTCAAAGTCAGAGAAACTCTAACACGCATTGGTGTTGCTTCCAAAAAAGAACAAACATTATTCCAATCGTGCCATATACTACACAAAAGAGGTCAATACTATATTGTCCACTTTAAAGAACTGTTTGCCTTGGATGGTAAACCAACCGATATTACCGAAAATGACTTGTCCCGTAGAAATGCCATAGTTAAACTATTGGAAGATTGGGGTCTGGTAACTGTTGTTCGGAAACAACAGATTGAGAATCCACCACCTATTTTTCTTAGTCAAATCAAGATATTATCGCATAAAGAAAAAGACGATTGGGAATTAGTACCAAAATATAATATTGGTAAGAAAACACAAGACTATTGACAAGTTATATAAATAATAGTATACTTATGGTGCGGTGCTCAATGAGGCCGCAATTTTTGATAACTCGCTTAAAAACAAGGAGAACTAAGCATGACTACAAGTCTATTACCAAGTCTATTTGACTTCCACAAAACGTTGGATCCATTCACCGTTGGTTACGATAAATTCTTTAAGGATATTGAAGAAGTAACCAAAAACGTTGCCAAGAATGTTCCATCGTATCCCCCATACAATATCAAACAAGTAAGCAAAAACAAGTATGTCATTGAAATGGCAGTTGCTGGTTTTGCCAAGTCTGATATTGAAGTAACTCTTGAAGGTAATAAATTGGTCATCAAAGGTTCTGCAAAAGAAAATGAACTTAAAGAAGAAGAAAATTTCTTATTTAAGGGAATTGCTAACCGTGATTTTACACGTTCATTTACATTGGCTGACAAGATTGAAATTGGTCAAGCCGAAATGGTAAATGGTATGTTGCGTGTATGGTTAGAAAATCTTGTGCAGGCTCAAGATGCCATTAAAAAGATTACCATTAAAGAAAAGAGTGAATAATGAACTGGTGGCCCGTAACCGATGAGGAATGGGAACAGTTGAATTATCCAAAAAGTCGGTAAAAATATAGGGGGCTCTTGACAGACCCCCTACTCTTATGTTATAATTATATTATGAAAAATGTGAAACCCAAATCAATACTCAAAAAAGTTCGTGCCAGAAATGGTACGGATATCTACTATACTTATTCGAATTGGCCAATTGAAGAAATTGACGGTGAAAAGTTTATTCCTGTTGTAAAACAAATGCCTGATCCAAAAAAGAATCAGGTGGTTCATTATATGAAAAAAGATAGTATGGAGTATGTGAAATGAGTTTTCTAGTTCAACACCAATTATTAAATAATCAAAAACGAAAATTTGATCCTAAAAATAAAAAAGACATTGAATTATTTAAAATGTTTTTATCAGAAAACAGATGGAATGGACCTTGTCCTTTTATTTTAGAAGAACCTCATACAGTAATACCAGAAATGTTGAAAGAAAAATATATTCGTAGCCAATTTAACATTCCAGAACCTATAGCAGAAATTTTAAAATGAATTGGTTAAAATATTCAGGTTGTAATATTACATTGAAATTAAATCCATTTCATTGGAGATTACATTGTGCATATAATAAAACAAATGAAGTTTGGGAAACAGATGCATTTGTTTTAGAATTATTGCCCATCACAATTCGCATATGGTTTGATAACGGTTCTTGGTAATGAAACAAAAATTTATTGACGCTTACATGGATGTGGCAGAAAGATTTGCCAAGTTATCCAGTGCCAAACGATTACAGGTTGGTGCCATTGTAGTAAAAGATGATAGAATTATATCTATTGGTTACAATGGTATGCCAGTTGGTTGGACCAACGAATGTGAAGAAAAGGAGTATTTTGTTGGTAATATACCAGACAAATATAAAACCGATCCTTGGGTATTCAAAGAAGAAGATGGTCTTGTTGGCCGCCTAAAAACAAAGGATGAGGTCATCCATGCAGAGGCTAATGCACTCGCTAAACTGGCCAAAAGTAGTGAATCTGGCGATGGATCCACCATGTTCCTGACCCATGCACCTTGCATAGATTGTAGTAAACAAATCTATACCGCTGGTATTAAAAAAGTATATTACCGAAACTCTTATCGGGATACCATCGGCATAGGTTTCTTAAATAGATGTGGTGTTGAAGTAGAACAAATTTCACCTGGTGAAATATAGAGAGCACCTAAATATTTGAGAAGTGTTAGTCGGTTTTCATTAGGAGAAACCTCAGATGCAACTCAGTATAATCGGATGTCCCGATAAAAAGCGCTTTCGCCCTTTTGTAAAAAGAGCAGCTCTTTTTTATGCTGAACAATTAATGACACCGAAAATGTTGGAAAACATTTATATTCGGATTAAATTTGACTCCAAAATAGATGCTTTAGGATATGCTGGAGTTATTGACTACAATGACAGCAATAAACCAAGAGAATTTGAAATAGAAATCAATCCATTGATTGGATCACATGATATTTTAGAAACTTTGGCTCATGAAATGGTTCATGTTAAACAATATGTTTATGGTGAAACAAATGAATATGGCACTCGTTGGAGGGGTCAAAGAATTACAGAAAATTTAGATTATTATGATGAACCGTGGGAGATAGAAGCGTATGGTTTATCAACAGGTTTATTGACCAAATTTGCAATTAAAGAAAAGTTGTGGGAAGTGTTTTCAGATGTTCGTAATCCGGATGATATACTAAAACCAGAACCGATAGCATGGCGAAATATACCACAAATAAGTATTGACAATCAACCTATATAATGTTACAATTATTTTATGCGGTCGGGGTATAGAACCAGGGTAGGTGTCCAATCTACTCATCTAGTGCGAATCTAGACCACCGCTCCACTTTCAAGGACTATATCATGGCAGTTTCAAAATCTAAAAAGAAAAATCCAATGTTAACCAAGAATGGTAAACCAAGATTAGGTCCATTAAATATTGCTCAACTAACTAAGATGTTAGATGAAACGAGCAAGCCAAAAATCAAAGCCAAAATCAAAAACGCAATTGCAAGAAAATCAGCATAATTTTATCTTCTAGGCTCTGTTAGTTAAATGGTATAACACTAGATTTGTAATCTTGGATTGGGAGTTCGATTCTCTCACGGAGCATACATTTTGATATGAATATATTTTCTGTAAATGAAGAATTAGAAATTCAAGTTGAGAATTTTTTAGATTCCAAAATAATAACAATTGAAAACTTTTTAAAATATCCAGAATACGTTGTTGAGTTCTTAAATAATACACAAACTCCGTTATGGAAAATAAATGAAAATAATTCACATAACGGAATATTCTTTGATGACCGCAGGCACATATTAGAGAATAGTTCTATCAGTCAAAAAATTCAACAATTTGCCGAAGGTCAAAAAGATTTATACGGAAAAATATATTCAAACTATACATTGTTTTATAATAACTCTTTTAATGATTATAAAAATAATTATTGGTGGCCACATAGAGATTCTGGACACACAGCACTAATATATTTGAATCACTATAATGGTTCAGGTACAAATCTATATGACATGGTTGAACAAGATAATATCATGTGTAATGAACATGAACAACCTTGGAGACCTAAAGATAGATATAGAATATTGAAAACACTTAATTGTGGATTTAATAAGTTGGTTATGTTTGATGCCAAGAAGTTTTTACATGGAATGGCAATTGAAGATGAAACTTTTTTTAATCAAAGAAGAATTAATATTGCAGTATTTTTTAAATGAAAGATAAATTATGAAACCTACAAGAGATAATATTATTGTTAACCGTGTTAAAAAAGAAAACCAAACATCTTCAGGAATTATTTTGAAATCTTCTGATGAACCGGACCGTGCAGAAGTAATTGCAATTGGTCCTAAAGTTGATGAGGTGAATATTGGTGATGTTGTGTTACTTAACTGGAATAAAGCCACAAAATTTGAAAATGAAACCTACGTTGTGCCTATTACAGAAGTAGTCTGGATTTACTAAAAAGGTTGGACAGTCGGAGCCTCCGAAATTTTTTCCGGCGATTTCAAAATACAAAAAAGTAATTTTAGTTTTTGACATATATAATTATAGCGGAGTAGCTCAGGAGTAGAGCGCTGGACTCATAATCCAGAGGCCGTTGGTGCGATTCCATCCTCCGCAACCAACAAGGAGATATTATGACAGAACCAAAAAAGCCAGCAGTAACATTACCTAAAGTAAAAGTTCCGCAAGCACCAAAACCAAAACAAACATTTGTTCCTAAAATGAATGTTATGCGAAAGGCAGGTAGAGGCCGATGACTTCCGATTTAGAAGAATATCGTAAGAAAGCCATGGAGTTATGGTTCAATAATGGCGGCTCATGCACAGGTGCTCAACCACCTGAACCAAAAGATATTGATGATGCGATTGCTGAAGATGAAGAATTTAAACGAATTGAACAACAACAAAAGAGGTAAGATATGAACACTATTAATGCAGTAGGAA